GCATGAAGCACGGCGGCCAACCCATGATGGCCTGGTGTGTCAGCAATGCGAAAGTCGAGCCGCGCGCGAACTCCATCCTGATCACCAAGCAAGCCAGTGGCTCGGCCAAGATCGATCCCTTGATGGCCCTATTCAACGCGGTGACCTTGATTTCTCTGAACCCCGAAGGCCGGGGCAACGATGACTTCATGGCAGCCATTCGGAATCCGATCATCGTATGAACCCATTACACGTTTTCATTTTGACCGCTCTGTGCGGATTCGGCCTAGCCGTCGCGGGCGTTTACATTTTGGCAGGCCTTGGCTGGTCTTTGCTGGCCGGCGCCGGCGCTCTGTTTCTTATCGCGGGCTTTGTGCGCAAGGGGCTGACAGGTGACTAAATCCTTATCGGTCGTAATCGGGCGCGCTGCCCGCAAGCCCAGCGCTTCTTTGGGGGAGTGGTTCGGAAAGTCGATCAAGTTGAGCGACGGCGGTTTCTGGGGGCAGTTTCTCGGAGGCCAGTCGAGCTCCGGGAAAACGGTCACCGTCGACAACGCCATGCAGTTGTCAGCGGTCTGGTCCTGCGTGCGGATCATCTCCACCTCGGTTGCTGGACTTCCACTTGGGGTCTACCGCCGCGAGGTGGATGGCGGCAGAAGTGACGCTCGCGACTTCCCGATTTACGACGTCATCCACACCAGCCCGAACGAAGACATGACCGCCTTTCAGTTCTGGCAGGCGATGGTTGCCGCCATGTTGCTGCGTGGCAATGCATTCGCTGAGATCATGCGGATTGGCGGCCGAACCGTCGCGCTGGATTTTCTGTTGCCGTCACGCGTGGACCTTGAGCTCGACAGTGATGGCCGTGTTGAGTACTGGTACCGACCGAAGAAAGGCGCCCGGCGCAAGATTGAACGCCAAGACATGCTGCACATTCCTGCTTTCAGCCTGGACGGACGCGTCGGGCTCTCGGCCATACGATACGGCGCGGACGTGTTCGGCGCTGCGATGTCGGCGGACGACGCTGCCAATGGCACCTTTAAAAATGGCTTGCTGCCTGCCGTGGCCTTTAAGGTCGACCGGGTACTGAAGCCCGAGCAGCGCGAAGAGTTTCGTGACTATGTGAAGCAGGTATCGGGTGCGCTGAACGCCGGTCGCTCGCCGGTGCTCGAGCAGGGCATCACGCCGGAGTCGATCGGCATCAATCCGGTCGATGCGCAGTTATTGGAATCTAGGGCGTACAGCATTGAGGAGGTCTGTCGCTGGTTTGGTGTGCCCCCATGGATGGTCGGCAAGACGGACGCCGGTAGCAACTGGGGAACGGGCCTTGAACAACAGATGATCGCGTTCCTCACGTTCAGCATCAGTTCGATCACCAACCAGATACAGCAGTGCGTGAACAAGCGTCTGCTGACGGCCGTTGAACGCCGAACCTACTACGCCGAGTTCGCTCTTGAAGCCTTCCTCAAAGCCGACAGCGCCGCACGGGCTGCGCTTTACAGCACGATGGTGCAGAACGGCATCTACACCCGGGACGACTGCCGGGTTAAAGAGAACCTGCCCCGAATGGGCGGGAACGCCGCGGTGCTCACCGTACAGACCAACCTCACCCCGATTGATCAGTTGGGGAAAACAACCGACGGGCAAGCCGCACAGGCTGCTTTGAAAAACTGGCTTGGCCAGGACCAGGAGTAACCATGGCGCTGAATATCAAAGCCAGCGGCTTTCGCTGCGAGCTGAGCCCCCGTGCGCTCGAAATGTGGAATCCGGATATCCGTTCTGCTACGGAAACCGGGACCGACACCATCACCATGTACGGGATCATTGGCGAGGATTGGTGGGGAGAGGGCGTCACAGTGAAGCGTGTGGATGCCGCGTTGCGAGCCATCGGCGACAAGCCCGTCACCGTGTACATCAACTCGCCAGGCGGCGACATGTTTGAAGGCATCGCCATTTATAACCGGCTGCGCGAGCATTCTCAGCAGGTTACGACCAAGGTGTTAGGCCTGGCAGCCTCAGCGGCATCCGTCATCGCCATGGCCGGTGAAACGCGCGAGGTGGCCAAAACCGCCTTTTTGATGATCCACAATTGCTGGACCTACTTTGCCGGGAATCGACATGCGATCCGTGAGCTGGCCGATACCATGGAGGAGTTCGACCGTGCCATGATCGGCCTGTATGCCGACACCAGTGGTCAAGATGGGAAGACCGTCGAATCGATGCTGGATGCGGAGACCTACATGGGTGGGGCTACTGCCATGGAGAAGGGCTTCGCCACCGGCCTCATTTCCGCCGATGAAGTGAAGGAAGCCACCGACCAGGAGCAGAGTCAGGCGCACGCCGCGCGCCGTTTGGACGCCGCCCTCGCCAAGTCCGGAATGCCCCGCACCGAAAGACGCAAACTGCTTTCCGAAATCAAGACCGGTACGCCTAGCGCTGCCGGTGGCGACAAGCCTCGCGCTGTCGTGCCGGGTACGCTTCGCGCTGCCCTTGATATATCCGCGTTTGAAGAAACCGCAACCCAGGCGTCGGCGCTACGGGGCCTTATCCCTGTCCGCTAAACGACTGTCTCAGCAGACCGATTACTAACCGCCCGCGTGGCGGTTTTTTCATTTCTGAAGGAACAAAAAATGCCAGATCTTTCCCAAATCGAAGCCTCGCAGAAACAAACCCAGGCCGACCTGAAAGCCGTCGGTGATCAGATCAAAACCTACGCCGAGCGCACCGAAAAGGAAATCAAAGCCTCCGGTGAGATGCAGGCGGAAACCCGCGGCAAGGTGGACGAACTCCTCCTAAAGCAAGGTGAACTGCAAGCCCGCATGCAAGAGGCAGAGCAGAAACTGGTCAATGCTGGGAAGCAGCATGATCCTGAAGTTCAGCAATCTGCCGGTCAGTTGGTGGCGGCCAAGATGCAGGAGGAGGGCGTGGGCAGCTCGTTCCGTGGCTCTCGCCGGGTCGAGGTCCCGCGGGCTGCGCTTACCTCGGCGCCTGCATCGGGTGGCGCACTGGTACCGGCGGAGCGCGTCGGCGTCATTCTCGCGCCTCAGCGTCGACTGACTATCCGTGATCTGGTCGCCCCTGGTACCACGGGTTCCAACGCGGTCGAGTACGTGCGCGAGACCGGCTTCACCAATAATGCCGCGATCGTCGGCGAGGGGTTGGCCAAGCCTTACAGCGAACTGACCTTTGGCTTGGAAAACGCGAACGTGCGTACGATTGCGCACCTGTTCAAAGGTAGTCGCCAGATCCTCGATGACGCTGCCGCTTTGCAAAGCTACATCGACGCCCGTGCCCGTTACGGTTTGCTGCTGGCTGAGGAAGCGCAGCTGCTTTACGGCAACGGTACCGGGAACAATTTGCACGGCATTATTCCGCAGGCTCAAGCCTACCTGGCGCCGGCCGGCATCGCTGTTGCAGCTGAGCAGCGCATTGACCGCATTCGCTTGGCACTACTCCAGGCCACGCTGGCCGAATTCCCGTCCACTGGCATCGTGCTCAACCCGATTGACTGGGCCGCCATCGAACTGCTCAAGGATGGCGAGAACCGCTACATCATCGGCAAGCCGCAAGAAGGCACTTCTCCACGGCTGTGGAATCTGCCGGTCGTTGAAACGCAGGCCATTGTCCAGAACCAGTTCCTGACGGGGGCTTTTAGCCTGGCTGCACAGATCTTCGATCGCATGGGCATCGAAGTGCTGGTGTCGACAGAGAACGACAAGGACTTCGAAAACAACATGGTCACCATCCGGGCCGAGGAGCGACTGGCGTTTGCGGTGTATCGACCTGAAGCATTCGTGACTGGGCCCCTGATCGCGGCGCCTTAAATTCCACCACTTAAAAAAGAGTCGCCGCTAGGCGGCTCTTTCTCTATCGGAGGCAAGAAAATGGCTCGCTCAACCCAGGAAAAATCCGAATCAACCCCGGCTATCGGAGGTGGCGGTGATACCGATGAGGGAACAATCCTCACGTCTGCTCCTGCGGACGATCATTCTTCGACGGTTGCTTCACTGGTCGACAATTCGCCGTCGCTCATCCCACAAGCATCTGACGCTGACGGTGACGCCGCTAGCTCTGGCAATCAGATGGTGATCTACCCAGTCCGCAGTTACCTGGACGGAAAGGAAATCCGTCAAGCCGGCGGTGCGGGGTATGCCTCACCTAAACACGAAGCGCTTCTATTGATCGCAAAGGGCTTGGCGACTGATACCGATCCCAAGGCCTGATATGAACGCGATTCCTACTGAGGAGGCAATGCAGCACCTGCGCGCTGAAGACGATGATCGTGTGCAAGTCGAGCTGCTCTTGGCAGCAGCTGAAGACAGCGCGGCGCAGTTTCTGAACCGACGCTTTTATGCGGATGAACTGTCGCTTGCTGCGGCCGTGTCGGATGGCTCTGCTGGCAGCAAGCCAATTGTCATCAACCCATCCATTCGCGCGGCGTGCCTGCTGATCGCCGGCAGTCTCTACGCGAACCGGGAAGATGTCGTCGTCGGTACGATTTCTTCCGAGCTGCCCATGGGTTCACGATCTTTGTTGACGCCATATCGCATTGGCTGGGGGGTGTAGTGAGAGCCGGATCCTTGCGTCATCGCTGCGCCATGCAAAAGCCGGTGCGCGTTAAAAACTCATCTGCCGGCTTCGAGGTCACTTGGGCAGAAGTCGGCAAGCTTTGGGCTGATATCGCGCTGCCCACGGGGCGCATCGTCCCTGTCGCTGAGCAATTGAAGGCGATTGTATCAGCTGAAATTCGCATCCGGCCCCGCGCGGATGCGGTCGTAGGCAATCGCCTGGTGCATGTGGTCGGCGGTATCGCCATGACCTACCTCATCGAGGCGGTATTGCCGGATAACGCCCGCTCGATGCTTCGACTCCTCTGTTCAAACGTCCCCCATTCTTAGAGGTGAACCATGAAAGTAATTGCATTGGGCAACCTGTCCGGCGCCACTGGTGAAAAATCCAAGGGCGAGGAGTTCACTGTCGATGCCAAGACAGGTGCCGAACTGGTCAATCGCGGGCTTGTTCGCGAAGTGCTCGAGTCGCCTGTGGCCAAAAAGGCCGAAGCAGCCAAGGAGTAATGGTCATGCCTGCTCGCCGCTCGCGCATGTCCGGTGACTTCAAGTTGCGGCGCACATTGCGCAACATTCACTTGAAGATGGATAACGAATTGGTCCCGGCGATGCAGGAGTCAGCGGACCAGATCCTCACCACCATGCGGCAGTTGGTACCGAAAGATACCGGCGCCGCTGCGTCTGCTTTGAGAACCTTCGTTTCCAAAAGCGGCCTGGATGCGCAGATCGGCATCCGGGGTAAAAAGGACATGCGACGGTTTTTCTATTTGCGCTTTCTTGAGTACGGCACCAAGGGTTACAGCGGCGCGCTGTATCGACGGGCTGATGCCAATGCCGTCGGCGGTGAGCACACCAACAACCGGGATAAGTCGCAACTCAAGGGGCGCCGCAATGCCCTGAACCAGCGGCCTACCAAGAACAAAAGTGATGGTGGCCACTTTTACGGCAATTACCCGGATATCCCGGCTCGGCCCGCACATCCATGGCTTCGACCTGCAATGACCGTGAATCGGGAATTTGTCCTGGCCAATATCCGTGCCGCCGTGGCCAGGACATTGAGCAAAGTGAGTGAGGGCATTACCGATGGCTGATCCGTCTGTTGCACTGCAGGAGGCGCTGGTCGCGCGACTGGAAGCTGAGGTTTCGTGTCCTGTGTACGACGGTGCTCCGATGGATACGCCGATGCCTTACATTTCGTTTGATCGCGAAGTCTCGGTGAATACTCGACCCATCTCCGGCCGTAAACGCGAAACCCGGATGCTCTACCTGTCGGTTTGGTCTGATGCTCACGGCCAGGCGGAAGTGAAGCGCATCAACGGCGAGATCGTCGCAGCCTTGGACGAGCGCCGTTTACCGTTGACAGTTGGCCGGGTTGTCTCCGTAAGAGTTGAGCAGGCCGACGCTCAGCGCGATGCGGATGGTGTCACCTATCAAGGTTCGATCGCTGTTCGCGTTATCACCACTCATTAATTTAAATCCGGCCGCCTCGCGGCTTTATCCAATGTGCCTTTGGAGGAACCCCCATGGCCGATGACAACCTCAATACCGCCGCCGGCTGCCGATTCTCGATCGGCAGCAAGAACGGCGCCGATACCGAAGCGCTCTACAAGGCGGACACCTATGTCGAAGTCGGCGAGATCGAAGACCTGGGCGAATTCGGCGACACTTTCAGCTCCGTGAACTTCACGTCCCTGCGCGATGGTCGTGTTCGCAAATACAAGGGTACCGCCGATGCGGGCGACCTGACGCTGACCGTGGGCCTGGACAACGGCGACCTGGGCCAGGCCAAGCTTAAAGTTGCCCACAAGGATCGCAGCAAAGGTG